TAATAATCTTCACAAATACTCCTCATCTCTGGATCCCAATAGGCGTGGATACGAATCATCAAACACCTACTTGCAGCAACATCAGGATCTAATCTTTTTCCTCCAATCAACAAAGATGAAAAACATCTATAAGGATCAGGCACAGGTAGAATTCTACCATTTAACATAATATTCCGTTGGGAACAATACACAGATTCCACTATATCAACGAATCGGGGCTTAGATGATGAATGTGGGAGGAACAAATCTAACTGAGTCTTAACAGACTCATAAGTAAATTCTGGTTCCTTAGGGGGCGAATTCAAACAATCATCACCCATTATAGCTAACTTATATTGTCGACGAAATTCTCGAAAATTATCACCAGTATTAGCGGAGTTTTTCAACTTCAACCATACATAACAGTGTTGACGGAAATGATGCATAGTATTAGCAGAAGCAGTGCATATAACACCACTCTTCATGCAGCCAAAAACTTGGACTACAATACCATCAGGCATCATTCCATAACTTTCAATAGCTTCACCAAAATAATTAATCATCCGATTACGATTTTCTTCGGTTCTGTATACAGGATCTAAGGCTTCCCAATACAACTCACAAACATCCCAGAGAGCATCTCCAAAGAAATTTGTGTCCCAATTACTACCATCCATGTCCATAACTGAACAGCCAAGAAACTGACTCATGACATTATTCCATTCTCTTCCAAATCGACTCATACCAATGGTATGGCAAGAAAGATCACGGCGATCACGAAGTTTATCTTGAGCATCAGATAGTAATCGAGCACCATTAAAATGATGTGTAGCAGGGGCTGACCAAAAAAGACGCGTTTTATTCGCGACAACTTTTTCAAAAGGTCTAAGCTCATCCTTAGAATCACAACCAAAAAGGCAAAAACTTGAACCAAGATAACAACAGTCATCCCAGTAAGTATTAATAACATTGCGACCTTTCGGATCAGCAATCATTTCACCTTTTGTCTTCCAACGTCCAACAAAGCAGCGACCAGGACTCTTTGATAAATCCATTTTTGCTAAAACTTCATCTAGAGATAAAACCCTAGAATTACACATGAG